TGAGGAGCCCCACCATACTCATACCCATCCGCCAAATACCACGCCTGTGAATTTAGCCCTCTTCCTACCACGGAAATGATGCCTGTCCATCTTTCATTTGTAGCAAATCTAACTTGCAGTGTTTGTCCGCGATATATTGATTGTCGAACAGTTTTTATTCTTGGAAGCAAAAAAGTTCTTCCTCTGACATCCAGGCTGGAGAGTAATGTTTCATTTCCAGCCAAGCTCGGGTTTGCGGCTACTATTGAATTTAATGCACCAGCCGTAATAACTTCGTAATTCGTATTCTCCGTGAACGTCGCGCCGTCTGCGATATCAGCAATCGCACGCACTAGCGTTTCGTTGAGATAAAAATATGTACGAATAGAAATGGTCGCGCCCGTGGCGTTGGTGGTGCCTGTCGCGTGGATGGATGCGAGGTCGGACTCAAGGGAGGTTAAAGCGCTCTTTGTTCCACCCGAAGTCATCAGCGCGGAGCTGCCGGCGGTGGGGGTCGTATCAGGATTTAGGGCCTTGCCGACGGCGGTGTCGATCTGGGCCCCGGTATAGCTGGAATTATATTCATCAGGCATATGATCACCTCATGCACAAGAACTTTTTCCCGTCCGCCGTGATCAGGCCGGAGCTGTTCGCCGGGATGAAGCCGTAGTTGTCGTTCCAGCCGCCGTCCTCGCTCTGGGCGTAGAGCGAGATGCGATACTCGCCCTCGCCGTTCACGAGATCGGTGTCGTAGACCTCGAAGGTGCGGCTCGTTCCCGCCGGCGTGTAGCTGAAGCTGGCTACCAGGCGCCCGACGCCGCGGCCGTAGGTCTGGCCGGCCTTGGTGGCGCGGCACTCGAAGGCCTGGTACGCGATGTCGGAGCTGAACGTGACGGAGATGTGGTTGTACCCCGACACCGCCGAGACGACGGTGCCGGTGTACGAGAAGGTCAACTGCGGGGCGGGCATGTCAGATGCTCCAGTTGCCGGTGAGGTCCTTGACGAAGACCTTGACGATCTTCGCGCCGTCGCCGGAGGAGGCAGTCTCCAGGTCCGCGCCGTAGATGGTGCAGTTGACGGCCGTGGATGCCGCGGTCTCGGTGGTGCCGTGCATGTTGGTGGAGCCGCCCGTGGTGGGGATCTCCGTGCCGGCGGTGTGGAGGCTGTCGGCGGAGGGCACGACGCGCACCGTCCACTCGACGAAGGTCTCGTTGGCGGAGAAGCTGAAGGCGGACACGTTGTAGCCGGCCACCTTGGAGATCGTGGACACGTCCGGGCCGACGATGGTGACGATGGGCACGGCGCTGTCCAGGATGGTGGAGGCGTTGACGGAAGCGCTCTCGTTGCCGACGTCGTCCTTGAACTTGGCGTAGACGGTCTTGGTGCCGTCGGTGGCGGTGAGGATGATCGCTGCGGTGGCGGAGAAGGCGACCCAGCTGGCGTCGGACTCGGCGATGGCCGCGCCGCCGGCGGTGGCGCAGATGTCGCCCCAGAGCTTCATGTAGGTGGCGCCGGTGGCGGCCAGGCTGGCGGTGATGTTGACGGAGCTGGTGCGCTGCGGCAGCGAGATACTGGTACCGGTCGGCGCGGTGGTATCAAGAATTAGCTGAAAATAAGAAGCCATGATGTTGTCCTCCTGTTTTTAAGCGTTATTCGGTCCGGGATATTCCGGCTTGCGGCGGTTTTCGTCGATGGCCAGATCGAGGATGATCCAGCTTTTCTTGCGCTGGGCGCGGTCATAGTAGACTTTGCCGCCCCACATGCCCTTGACGGTGCGCAGCGGGTAGACGGGGGAGCGCTTAATGATTTGCATAGCAGCTGGCCTCCTCGATGTTGTAGAAGACGTCGTCGTAGATCACCGGCAGGGCGTTGTACTCCGCCAGGGTGCCGAACCAGAAGCGGACCGGCTTGCCGGTGTTCAGATCGGGGATGGAGATGATCTCCACCTCGATCTTCTCGTCCAGGTCCAAGTCGGCGCGGGTCAGCTCCTCGGCTTCGAGGCCGACCTGGGGAGACTCGTCGACGTCCAGCGTGAAGTTGAAAAGATCACTCACGGCAGCACCCTCCCGATCAGCTGCTCGCCGACCAGAATCTCCTTGACGCGGGTGGCGCAGCGCTTCACGAGGCCGCCGCTGTCGATGGGATAGGTCCAGTTGACCTGGAGCTTCGCCTTGGCGTTCTCGGCGAGCTTCAAGGACTGCTCCTGGGTCAGCCAGCAGTTGATGATCTTCCCGGTGGCCAGCTCGTAGTCGCTCTCGGTGAGCTCAATGTTCACATTGGGCTGGCGGATGGTGATCCAGATCCGGTCGGCCTCGTGGAGATCCACGTCGCCGTTGATCGTGAGGCGGAAGGTCGGGGTGGTTCCTCTTATCATTTACTTATCCCTCCTTTGTTAAGGCGCTGATGACGCCGATGAGGTCGGCGAGGTCCTGGCGGCGGTTGTAGCCGCGGACCGCGGCGGTGCGGGTCACGGCGTCGGCGGAGCGCGTCTGCGTGACAGAGCCGCCGGAGTCGACGGCGAAGTCCGTGAAGAAGCCGCTCTCGCCGAAGCGGTGGGTGATGCTGGTGATCAGGCCGAGGTCGGTGCTCTCCACGCCGTCGGCGGTGATGGAGGCGATATCGCCCACCAGCAGCCACGGCCGGGGCGGGCCGGTGAAGGTCTCGCCGATGCCGATCTTCGCCAGGTCGGCGGCCAGCTGGGCGGCGTAAGCGTCCAGCTCGGCCTGGGTCATGCCGTCGGCGGCCTTGACGTGCTTGGTCTTGTTGGCGCCCAGGGCCCAGTGATCCCACGTCTCCACCTCCAGATACGCCGGGGTAAGATCGTCGCCATTGGCGTCCTTGCCGGTGACGTAGACGTGGGTATAGGCCGCGTCGGCCTGCTTGCGGGTCTTGCGCTTGATGACGTCGGTGCCGGCGTGGAACTGGTAGACGCTGTTGGTGAGATACTGCTGAATCCATGCCGGATATCCGACGACGACCTTCCCGGCGGGCGTCTCCACCATCGCCCAGCCGACGAACACCTCAAAGACCGTTTGCAGGCCCTTCGTGAAGGTGTCGGAGGGGGCGAACACCCAGTCGTTGGACGCCGTGGACGGGCCGATGGCGTAATTCGTGATGCCGGCCCGCTGGAAGATCCACTCCACCACGTCGTGACCGTTGCCGGTGAAGGTGGTCTCGTCGTCGAAGGTCTGCTGGTTCAGCCGGTAGCCGATGGTGTTGCGCCCGGACAGGGAGAAAGTCGGGCTTTGCGCGTCGAAGTCCAACTCGTCCATGAAGGCGACGCCCACCGCGAAGGGCCGGCTGGCGCCCATCGTCAGCGCCACGGAGAGCCGGGCGCCGGGCTGGAACATCGTGCCGTCCACCAGCACCACGTCCTCGCCGGGATTTTTCAGCGACAGCGAGACCTGGGTGATCTGGCTGTCGTTCTTTGCGCGCCAGGAGCCGTCCTTCAGAATGTCCGTGAGCTCGCGGGCGTAGAGGTAACGGTAGACGATCAGCTCCGTGCCGGAGACGCCCACGCCGTAGAGCTGGCCCGTGAGGGCGTGGTCCCAGGCGGAGAGATCCGGCGCGTCTTCGAGGATCGTAATCTCGCTGCCGGGCTCGGCGTCGGCCCAGTGGCCGGCGTCCACTACGGCGAGGCGCGTGCGCAGCCCGTCCGCCAGATAGAGGCTCTGGCTGTCCTCGGTGAAATACTCCAGGCAGCTGCCCAGGCCCTCGGCGCCCGAAACCTCGCGGTAAAAGTCCCACACCAGCGGGGTGCTGGTCGCCGCCATGCGTCACACCTCCTGATACTCGCCGACAGTAAGCGTCAGCTCGTAGTCAAAAACGTGGTCTTCGTCTTTTGCTATGCAGTCCGGGGTGTAGTTTACGGTGATGACCGCGCCGGCTGCGGGCGGCGTGGAGAAAACGATGTTGTGGGCCGGGTCGGTGAAGTCGCCGACGGCGGTGAGCTGGAATTTGGCGACCACGTTGCCCCGCTGCGGGGTGGTCCTCACAAATCGGAAATAGCGCTTTGTCTTGCAGTTGGCGGGGACAGACAGCGTCACGGTCGCGCCGTGGTTCATCTGGCCGGTCTCGCCCACATCCACCCAGTTGGCGCAGTCGTCCGACGCTTCAATCTTGTAAGCGACGTCGTTTCCGTCGGAAGTGGTATTCGCGTTTGTCACAACGAAGGACGCGAGGCCGAGGCTGGAGAAGGGATTTTCTACCGGAGATGTCGTGATGTTGCCCGTGCTCTTTTGGAAGAGGACGGCGAGGTAATTGTTGTCAGGGTCCAGACTCACTTCGTTGTAGCTTGCGGTTTGGCCGTATCTTCGGCGCAGCGGCGCACCGGAGGCGGATACACCCGCAGCGATCAGCGGGTTGAAATACTGCTCCATGTGATTGCCGTCCACGGGGCCGGGGCGCAGCGTAGCAGAAGCGTCGGCCACGCCGTTGACCAGGACCGTGCCGCCGGACGCGGCGGGGAAGGCAGTGTCGAACTCCGTGGCGCTGCCGTCGCCGGTTCCGACAGCTTCGCCGGTAATAGCGGGCGGCGTAAACCAGGCGCCCGCAGTGACGACAAACGCCTGAATTGTATCGCTTGAATCTACATACAGAAAGAAGGCGCGAATCGGGCCGTTTGCGAGGCCGACATCCCATCGCCCTCTGAAGGTGATCGCTTTGTTGGCCGCGTCAACAGCAACGGTGTTGTTCTGCGTGTTTGAATTGGCAGTGCCGGTTCCCACTATGTGCTTGCCGGGATTCGACGCAAGAAGACGGACTGTGCTAAAACTCGCCGCCCCTGTGAGAATCCACATAAGGTCGGAATAGGTGACATTTGACGTGGTGTTGCTCGCGGGGGCGCAGAAGTTCACGGCGCCGTTGTACCAGCCGCCGTCAGGCCAATGGACATATACCGTTCCGTAGATGTTAATAATGTCCGTGTCGGTCTTCTCGATGCTGATGGGGTTGCCGTTCATGTCCTCCAACATGGCGTGCGTGGTGCAATGCGTCGAGTCGTAGCCCATGCCCACCTCGGTGATGGTCTCGCCGACGGCGGTGCTGGGAGACAGCGAGAGCAGGCGTTGGACGCTGGCGACGCCAGTCACGCGGTTCATGAAAAACGTGCGGTTCGCATTGCCGATGCTCACGCCGGCGATCCGGTCAAACAGGGCCGTGTCGCTGGCTGCGGGCGTGCCGGTGCCGCGGCCATACAGAATATATGTGGTTATCGTCTGCGGGTTCCAAGTCGTGCCGTCGGCGCTACAGTTGAACAGGCGGGACCAGTAAGCGTTGCAGATCACGTTGAAGGCGCGGGCCCGCTGCTTCACGGCGCCTGTGGCGGCGTCAATGACCTCCACGTCGAAACGGTTGTGGATGGCGGCGCGAAGGTCAAGAGCCTCCGGCACGGGCCGCTTGGTTCCTCTTATCATGGTTTTGTCCTCCTCAAAGGTCGTTGACGTGGGTGAGCACGCCGGAGGCGGAGACGGAAAGCTCGATGTGCTCCGGCGACGCCTGGGCGGCGGTGTAATATACGCGGGTCAGCACGCCGACGGCGGCGACGGAAAGCTCGATGTGCTCGGCGTCGCGCTGGTCGTACTTCGGCGCGATGCCGGCGGGCGTGAAGGTCACGGAAAACGGGAAGACCGGGCCGCCCTCGCCCGCCAGCGGGCCGGCGCCGTCGTAGGTCAGTGTGATATCGCCCCAGGCTTTGGTCAGGTCCGTGAGATTCCCGGCGGCGAAGGTCAAAATAACGGTGTCGGAATCGGACGCGGCGACGGAAACGGGCGTGCGGGTCTCGGCATGGAGCGCTCCGCCGGGGGAAAACTCCGAGACGGAGAGCACCGCGGAGAAATGCGACGCCGCGCCGGTGATGGCGCCGGTCAGCGCCCGGTCGAAGGTGACGATCACGGTGTCGTCGCCGTCGTTTTCGATGGACGTGACGGCGGGCGCGGGCACGGAGGGCGGGACCAGGTGCTGCGGCGTGAAGGAGCGCTCGACGGCCTCCAGCGCGTCGCCCGCCATGGAGTGGACCGTGCCGGGCACATAGACCGCCTTGCAGACGCCGGAGGCGGCGTTGAAGTTGGGGAACACTAGGCGCACCGTGAGGCCGTCGGCCTCCAGCGTGGCCGTATTGGCCACGAAGGGGCGGTCCAGCGCGTCGATGATCCGGAAGGCCGTGGGCTGCGCCGCCACCTCGGCGGCCACCAGGTGGCGGTCGAAGGTGAAGACGGCGCGGCGGCCCCAGTCGCCGGAGGCGTTGACGTTTTCCGCGGCGACGAGCTGCGGGACGCCGATCTGGTACAGCCCGCCGTAGGGAGCGCCGGAGGCGACGGAGAAGGTCAGGTGCTCGCGCTCGGCGGCGTCGTAATACTCGATGGCGGTCAGCTGCCCGGCGGCGGAGACGTCCGCCAGCTCCAGATGCTCCGCGCCGTGGCGGGCGATGCCCTGAAACTGCGTGAACAGCTCGTAGACCTTGCCGTCGCTGCCGAGACCCTGGACGCCCGTGCGATAATCCCACGTCCGGAAGGCCGCGATGTCCGTCCAGGTGACGCCCTCCGGCCCGAAGGTCACGGGCACGGCGTCGAACCACTCGCCGCCGATGAGCTGGCGGTAATAGATCTGCCCGGAGAGCAGGAAGAACACCACCAGCCCGAAGTCCTGGGCGCCGCCGGTGGCGCGGATCGCCGTCACCGCCGTGCAGTTGGAGCTGGCCAGCTCCGTTTCGCCCAGCAGGCCGAGGATGCGGCCGCGCAGCACGCCGCCGGAGCACCAGAAGACCCACGGGCGGGCCTCGGTGACAAACTGCGCGGTGCCGTCCGCCTTCTGCAGCATCGTCCCGTCAAAGGCCACGGCCACGTCGTCGGCAGCGGCGGAAAATCCGCCGTCGTGCCAGACGTAATCCGACAGCTTGGGCTGTGTGGCCGAAAATTTCACGTGTGCGCCGTTTTCGTCGATATAGGCCAGGTATACCCGGTCGGCCTCACGGTCTGCCCGTAGGCGACGGACGGCCACGGAGCAGGCCGTCAGGCCGGCCGCCTCGGTCACGGTCTCGCGGTCCAGAAACTCCGCGTCCGTCAGCGGCACCGTCGGGCGGGAGATCCACACCACGGCGCAGGGGTCGGCGCCCGCCGCCGCCGTCTGCATCGCGCTCTCGAATTTTGCCCGGAGCTGGGCGTCGATGTTTCTCATTCGATCACCACAAACTTCACGGACGCCTCGAAGATGCCGCAGTCGGCGACGATGTCCCAGCCGGGCGCCTCCAGAAGGAAGCCCTGGACCAGGTCTTCGTCCAGCTTTGCGACGATGGCGGCGTTTGCCGCTTCGGCGTCGTTCACGGCGGCCTGCTCGGCGCGGGACCAGGCGCGGATGCGCAGGTCCAGAACGCGGGTGGGCGTGCCCACCGTCTGCACCAGGTAGCTGCCGTTATACAGCCGGCTGGCCACCTTCGTGCGCTCCAGGCGCTCGGATTCGCTGACGATCTCGCACAGGCGGACGCCGGCGGCGGTCTGCAGCTGATACTTGCCGAGGTCAGGCATAGCGTGCCTCCTCTCTCAAACGGGCGACGAAGCGGTCATAGATCCGCTCGGAGATCGCCACCAGCTCGCCTTCGGAGTTCACGCCCTCCACCCGGACCGTGCCGGAGACGACGATGGTCCGCTCGGCCGCGCCGGAGGCGGAGAAGGCGTAGTCGCCGCCCTGCATCGCGCCCAGCACGTCGGCGCTCATGCGTGTCGCGGCGGAGACGGCTTCGTCGGCGGATTTGCTGATGCCCTGGGCGAGGCCGGTGTCGAGCATTTCGCCCATCCAGGCCATCTCTTTCGAGGGCGACGCCACGCCGAAAAACTCCTTGATGCCGTCCCAGATGGAGGACAGCCAGCCGGTGATCTTGTCCCAGAGCCAGCCCGCGGCGCCGGAGATGCCGGCCCAGAGGCCGCGGACCAGGTCGCCGCCGGCGGCGAGCATCTGGAGCACACCCTCGCCCACCGCGCCGGCGACGGTCAAGACCAGTTTGCCCGCCTCGACAGCCAGCTGGGGCAGGGCCTGCAGCAGGCCGGTCACCAGCGAGATCACCAGCTGCACGCCGCCGGTGATGAGCGCCGGGGCGTTGGCGGTGATGGCCTGGACCAGCGAGACCACGATCTCCGGCGCGTTTTGCGCCAGGGCCGTGCCGAGGCTGACCGCGATAGAGACCGCGGCGGCCACCAGGTCCGGCGCCAGGTCCGCCACCAGGCCGGGAAGCTCGGCGGCGATCTCGGGCGCGAGGTCCCGGACCACCTCGGCCAGGCCCTTCAGCGCCGTTTTGACCACGGGCAGAAGGTTGGAGCCGAAGGTTTTGACGCTGGCCATGAGGTTGCTGGTGAGGCTGCCGATGTCGGCGTTGCCGGAGGCGACGCCGGTGAGCAGGTTGGCCCACGCGGCCTTCATGGACGCGAGGGAGCCGGAGATGGTGCTGGCCGCTTCCTCGGCCGTGGTGCCGGTGATTCCCATCTCCGTCTGCACGACGTGGATGGCGTTGACGATGTCGGCGTAGCTGCCGATGTCATACTCCACGCCGGAGAGCTCCGTGGCCTTGGCCAGCAGCTCCTCCATGCCCTCTTTCGTCCCGGCGAAGCCCAGGGCGAGGTTGTCCAGCATCGTAAAGTTGCCGCGGGAGAAGCCGCGGTATGCGTTCTGTACGGCCTCCATCGTGGTGCCCATCTTGTTGACGTTGTCCGCCATGTCGGTGATGGACATGTCCATGAGCTGCGCCGCGGCCTTCTGGTCTCCGCCCAGCGAGTTGATGAGCGCCGCGGCGGAGGAGATCGAGGTCTCCATGTACTCGTTGGCCGACATTCCGGCGCTCTTGTAGGCGGCGTCGGCGTTTTTCATCACGGCGGCGGCGCTGTCGCCGAACAGCGTCTCGATGCCGCCGGCGAGCTGTTCATACTCGGCGTAGCTGTCGATCGCCTGCTTCGCCACGGCGGCAGCGGCGCCCGCACCGGCAGCCACGGCGGCGCCGGCCAGCTTGCCGACGGTGCCCAGGGCGCTGCCGAACTTCGACGCCAGCGTGCGTCCGCCGGACGTGCCGGCGCTGGCCGCTTCGTCGCCCAGCATATTCTCCAGGTTGCCCTTGACGCCCTGCATGGTCGGGACGATCTGGACGTAGGCTTTCGCCAGTTCAGTTGACATTGTTGGTTTCACCTCCGGTGAGGGATGCCCAGGCCGCGCCGAAGGCGGCCGGGCTTTCAAAGCCGCGGGGTTTGTCCTGCGCGTCGGCGCCCAGCAGCATGTCCAGGACGGAGCGCGGGCGGTTGGCGCCGCTCTGGCCGTCTTTTGAGTTCATCCATACCAGCAGCGCCGCCGCGTCCGCGATCCGGGCCAGCAGCGCCGTGTCCACGCCGATGCGCGCCCCGCTCAGGCGGCGCATGATCCGGCTGTCCTCCGGCAGCCCTTGCGCAAAGACGGCCGCCGTGCGAAGCGGCAGCCGTCTGTAATCGAGGACGTGATACACCTGCGCGAAGTCGCAGCGCAGCGCGTCCTCGTCAACCGCCGCCATGTGCGCAAGGGCTAGGATTTTTTTCCGTCGCCGAGGCTTTTGATGATCTCCGCGATCTCGTCGGAGACCGCGCTCATCCTCACGCGGCCCGTCTCGTCGCGGCGGTGGTCGTACAGCGCCGTGCGCTGCGCCTTGCCCAGCAGATGGAGGCAAACGCCGGAGACCGCTTCCAGGCGGCCTTTGTCCAGCTCGGTCAGCGCGTCGAGGAGCTCCATGTCGTCCAGCGCATCCTCGGCGATCTGCCAGTTGAAACCGCTGGATGTGGTCCCGGTCAGCATGTGTCAGCCCTCCGATCAGGTCGTGCCGGAGGCCGCCGCGGCCTTCAGATACTCGTAGTGCGTGTTGCCGTCGCTGTCCGGCAGGCAGTTGATGGTGATGTCGTAGCCGATCACCTCGTCGTCCTTGTAGACGACATCGCCGATCTCGCTGATCTTGCCGCTGGGGATCACGATGCGCTTCGCCGTGTTGTCACGGAGAATCATGTCGATCACCCAGCTGCTGGCCGGGACGTCGACGCTGTTGACGTTCACCGTCACGCCGGCGGCCAGGGTGCCGGAGACGTTGCCGCTGCCGAATACGGCGGACAGCACGTCCAGGTTGGTGCACTCGATCAGCTTCAGCTGGAAGGTGTCGGTCTTCTCGGTCATCGGCACGGCCACAGTGTCGCCGCCCCAGGCCTTGATCTCCGTGGAGCTCGGCGTGTTGGAGTTGGTCACGCCGTCGTCGGAGACGTAGCCCAGCGCCTTGAAGGCCGCGGCCAGCGTGGCCGACGTGGACGTGGGCAGCGAGGTGCCCGCCACGGCGTTGAACACCGCGCCGGTCACGACAGGCTTGCCGACGGATACGTTGGCTGCGTTGTTGTTGGAAGTGGGCATTTGTCAATCCTCCTAATAGTGGATGATGTCAAACACGGCCTGGTAGCGGTACTGCTTCTTGGTCGTGTCGGTGTAGTTGTAGTCGCTGTTGAGCCGGCAGCGGGTCACGCTCGGCAGCGCGAGCGCTTCCGCCATGAGGCCCTTGACCAGCTCGTTGGTCTGCGCGGCCTCCAGCAGCGTCGCGCCGTAGCTTTGCACGGCCAGCGTGGCGGACCAGACGTGGCCGTCGATCACGCCGCCGCCGGTCTTTTCGATGACGCCGAAGGGCGGCGTTCCACCGCCTTCCGGCACCTCCATGTAGACCGGGAAGGGGGCGCGGACGGTCAGAAAGTTGTAGATGGTCTGCTCGATCATTTGATCCTCCTTGCCGCCTCTTTCGAGCCGGGCAGCCCGGCGCCGCCCATCGCCTTCAGCAGCGTGTTGTCCCGGAAGTTGCTGTGCGCGGCCTCCTTCGAGTTGGGGAAGACGTTGGTGACGGCGATCCAGTTGGCCAGGTGCGTCGTGGCGGCGTAGGCTTCGCCGTCCATGCCGGACGCGCCGGAGGCCACGGCGTCACCGGCGGCCTGGACTGCCTTCTGTATCTCCGGGCTTTTCATGACGGCGTTGATGCCGGGGAGATTGAGTCGGATTTCGACCTTTTTACTCAATCTCCTCGCACCTCACCTTCATGTGCCAGGGCGTGGGAACGAGCGCGGCCACGCCGGTGATCGGAAAGCCGAAGCTGCGCAGCTTGTGCGTCGTGCCGTAGGCGTCGGTCCACTCGATGCGGGCGTCGCGCCAGTCGTGGGTGTCGCCCTTCGGGATGCCCAGCATCCAGCGGATGCGCTTGCCGTACAGATCGGTGGCCGTGATGATATCGTCGCTGGTCGGCTCGCCGATCAGGACGTTTTCCACCGTCGCCGGCGTCTCGGTCCAGACCGGGGCGCCGAAAGGGTCGGCGCCGGTCTGGGTCTTTTCGTAAAGCGTGACGGTGACGCCTCTCATGGCCACACCTCCGGCGGAGGCGGCGGCGGCGCCAGCTCCTGCACGGGGCTGTAGCTGCCGACGCGCTCGCCACAGCCGAGGAGCTTGCGCTCCAGCTTGCCGAGGTACATCTCGCCGGCGCCGCCGCCGCTGCCGATGCTCCAGCTTTGGGAATAGCCGAGGGCGCTCATGCTGCCCTGCGTCGCGCCCATGGGGACGCCGCTTTCGCTGCCGTCGCCCATGGCGCGGATCACCATGCGACAGGAGACCACCTGCTTTGCGTCGCTCGGCGCCTCAATGTTGTAGACGTCGATGATGACGGCGGCGTCCTCCAGCATGGTTTCGCAGAGCTGCCGCTCGTCCTCGGTCATGGTCCGCGTCATGCGGGCCTGCACGTCGTCGACGGTTGCGTATGCGGCCATGAGATCACCTCACTCAGAAGGCTCGATGGGCTGGGTAAGCTCATCCGCCACGGGCTCGGCAGGCTTGGGCTCCTTGGGCTCGGCGGGCTTGGGCTCCTTGGGCTCGGCGGGCTTGGGCTCCTTGGGCTCGGCGGGCTTGGGCTCCTTGCTGCCCTTCTTGGGCTTTTTCGTCGCGTTTGTGACCATTTCTTACGCCTCCTCCAGCTCCAGGGCGGTGAGGTCGAAAATCTTCACCGCGGTCGCCATGCCGTCCTTGCTGGCGGTGATCTTCAGCTTCTGGCTGGTGCTCGTCACGCGGGTGATCAGGATGCCGTCCTCATCCAGCGTGACCTCGCCGGAAGTGCCGCCCAGCAGCTCCGCCTTGATGGTGGCGCCGTCGGTGGCGGTGGAGTGGGTGACCAGATAGTGGCCGCTCTGCTCCGCCGGGTCGCCGGAGAAGCCGGTGTAGCCGGTGACGTACTTCAGCTTGCCGGTGATCTGCTCCGGGCCGATGAAGACGTCGCTCTGAAGATCGGTGACCGACTTGCCGAGGAGATCGGTCCCTGCCGGCACGTCGGCCGCCACCGTCAGGGACGCATTAGGGTTTGCGATGACCCTCGCAAAGGCGGTCGGGACGAGGATGGCCCAGCCGATATACGCCTCGGCGCGCAGGTACACCTGGTTGTGGCCCTGGAGGTCGCCGGCGTCGGCGTCGTTGTCCGGGTTGCCGTACTCGATGACCTTCAGCGGGATCTCCGCCGCGTAGCCCCAGCGGAAGAAATCGCGGAAGTTGCCGAGGATGGCGCGGTCCGCGTTGCTGTTGAAGCTCACGGTGGCATTGGTATCGGCGCGGAGGCCGCGGATTGTGCCGGGGTTGTTGCCCCAGGCCAGCTCCGGGAACAGGCTCTCGTTGGAGGAGGAGCCCTTCTTCATGGCGGCCAGGGCGGCGCGCATGGCGGGCGCCATGGCCATGCCGGTGACCTCGTGCTCCTGGGCGTCGATCAGGGCGATGGCCGCCTCGATGTTCGCCTCCGGATCGGAAGAATTGAAGTTGACCGTCTGGAGCACCTTGCTGTCGGCGTGGTTGCTGCCGATGACGGCGCTGGCCAGGCCGGTGCGGGGGTTGTAGCCGTGGAAGGCCATGATGTCGAGGCCGCGGGCCGCCTTCTTGGCGAAGCCTTCGGCGAAGGCGCGCAGGTACTGGAGCTGGATCTCCTCGGAAGCGCGCATGAACTCGTCGCTCACGCGGGCGCCGTACTCGATCTTCACGGGCGTCATGGAGATGGTGCCCATGGTGGCGCCGCCGTTGCTCTTGGCGCCGTTCTCGGCCACGACGTCGACTTCCTTGTCGAGGGAGAAGGTGAACATGCTCGTCCCGTTGAAGCGAACGGGCTCGCTGTCGGCCAGCGCGGCCAGAGAGCTCTTGCCGCGGACCTTGTTGATCAGCTCATTGGTAATCTGGGGAGGGAACAGTCCCCCCTTGGAAAGAACATTAGACATTTTGATGTCCTCCTAAAGTATTATTTTTCGCCGAACAGACTGTCGCGCAGCGCGGAAAACGCCGCGTCCAGCTCCGTCCCGCCTTTGCCGGACTTGTCACCCAGCAGATGATCCACGCCCCGGTTCGGGGCAGCCGGCGCGTCGCCGCGCCATTTGAGGAGGGACTCCGCGTACTTCTTGCAGTCCTCCTCGGTCTCGCCGGCGAGCAGTGCCTCCGGCACGCCGGTTTCGGCGGAAACCTTGCTGCGGGCCTTGATGGTCGCCAGCTCCTTGTCTTTCGCCTGGAGCTGGGCCGTCAGCGTCGCCGCTGATTCCTGCGCCTTTTGCAGCTCGCTTTTCCGGGCCTCCTCGGCCTGGTCGAACTTCGCCGCCTTGTCCTTCAGGGAGTCGTAATCCGAATATTTCGCCCGCTCGCGCTCCAGGCGCTTTTCCACAATGGCGTCAAGCTCCGCCTGGGTGAAGGTCTTCCCGGATTCCGTGCCGTTGTCGTTTTTCTGCTCGCTCATGTTCAAAACCTCCGTTTTAGGGCCGTCGCCCGTGTTTTCGTGTTTATGCCGTCCCGCCGGACGTGGATATATCAAGGGCAAGAGCCCGTCGATATCTCAGGAAATGTCGATCTCGCCTTCCGGGTTGGTTTTGTACCCCAGACGCCGCAGGGCGTTGATGCGGTTTCTTGGTGTGGGCGCCTCCGCTCCCTCGTGGCCCGCCGGCGGCTTCCCGTCCGGCGTGTTCCAGAGGTCCAGCGGCGCGTTTTCGTACATAGCCAAATATTCTTTCGGTCTGTAGCCTTCTACGTTGGTGCTGCTGTCGAATCGCACGGCGTAGGTGCAATCGCAGTTAGCGTGGATATGCTCGGCGTGGCCGTTTTTGATGGCGGCCTTTGACGCTCTTTGCCAATCGCGGCTCGCCAGCGTCAGGCAAAAAGCACAGGTCTCGCCCCGTGGTATCCAGGCCCATTCAGCACCGTCCCGCAGTGCGTTTTGCATCGTGGTGTCCACGCCGGTCATTTTGACCAGGCGCCCCACGCTTTGGGCGACAATGTTGGGGTTTTTTGTTTTTAGCGTCCCCTGTACAGCTTTTGCCACTTCATTGATGGTTGGAGTGGGCGCCAGCTCCGCAGCGGCTTTTGTCACGCCCGACGCGATGGCAACCGCGTCATACATCTCAGCAGCGAGCTCCGCTGCAGCGGTGCCGTATTTTGTGGAAACATTAAAGGCTGCCCAGATAAAGTCCTCTAAATCCGTGGCGGTAACTGGCATACCAAACTGCTCGATGTAATAGAGCATCGTTTGTGTGGCAGTGTTATTGACCTTGCGCAAGGCGCTCAGATATCGGTTCCAGGATGTTTTGCTGATGTCCACGCTGGTACTCCCTTGTCGTCAATGTAGACGTCGGCGTAAATTTTGCGGGAATCACGCCCCATGCGGCGGACGGCCTCTGGCGTGTTGCAGTTCACGTACTGCGGTCGAAACCCGACGCGCATAAGGGCGTTAAGCGCCGACTGGAGGCTTTGGCCTTCTCTGCACGTCCACAAAATGACCGTATTTCCGCTGCGCTGCACGTCTCGAAGCGCGTCAATCAGCGGTTGGTTGAGTTTTCCGTGAGTTTCCAGTGTCCCGTCATAATCTACGGCAACGATCACAAGCCAAGCTCCTTCAAAAACTCTGTGCCTTGCGACCTGGCCTCCTGTGCCTTGATGCGCCGGATGTCCGCCTGGTCGAAGCCCAGCATTTCCAGAAAGACGTCCGTGCTGCCGAAGCTGGGCCGCGCCGTGGCGATCTTCACCGCCGCGTCCGCGGTCACGCTGACCGACGGCATGGCCGGATTCTTGAAATGGGGGATAACGCTGCGTTCCTCCTCGCTCAGTCCGTCCAGACTGACGTTGCGCGCCAGCGCCTGGGCGATCTGCGCGATCACGGTGAGGGCCCCGGCGTTGTCCGCGTTCAGCTGCTCCGCCATGAGCACCAGCGTCTGGCTTTGTGCCAGAATGGCGTCGGAGCTGGTGGGGTTGGCGTCGTTCACGATTCCCACGTCCGTGACGGTGAGGCCCGTGGCAGCGGAGAACTGCGTCGCCAGCAGTCGGACCATATCCACATGCGGCTGGATGTTGCCCTGCTGGAGCTGCCCGAAGGTCGGCTTTTCGCCGTTTTCCGGGTTGGTGGTGGCCGCGATGATAGACCCCACATACTGCTTGAATTTGTTGTTGATTACCGCTTCGTACTGTTCATCGGTGATACCAAGCAGATATTTCTGAGGCGTCGTTGAAAATTCAAGCCCGATGGTGGCGTTGGCGATGGTCCGCACATAGCCCTTGATGAGATTGCGGATGGGCTCCTTCAGTCTGGACCGGCCGAAGGGCTTGATGGAGGTGGCGTTCCATACCAGCGGCACCATCAGAGGCCGCCCGATGTTGTGCTCCGTGCGTGTTGCGGTCCAGGCGTCCCGCTCGCCGCGCCGCAGCACCCAGGTGGCGGCGTCGTCGTAAAAGGTGATCTCCGTGGGCTCTAGATAGGCAAATTCCGCGTGCCGGCGCACGGCGGTAATGGCCAGCCCGCAGTCGATGCGTCCCATCTCGTCGTTCCAGAGCGCCGCGGCGGTCTCTGGGGAGTGCCATGCGATCTTGCAGCCCCGTTTTTCGTCCCGGCTGAGGGTGGCGAAGGCGCAGCCGTAGGTCAGCTCGTTGCGCGTGGCCTTGTCATACTCGGCCAGCAGCCCGTTGGCGTCGGCGATGGCCGTGATCGTGGCGGCTTCGGCGCCGTTTTGGCCCACAAATCCGTCGAACATGCTCCGGGCGGCCAGCACATCGACAGCTTTTTCGCCCCAGGCGCAGCCGATCTCCAGGTTTGCCATGCGATCAGGCAGCGCCAGGCCGAGGTTGACCTCGCTGAGCCGGATGTGGCCCTCATAATACCGGCGCTTCAGCGCGTTTCCGGGCGCGCAGGCGTTGAAGGTCCGCGCCAGCGCCGCGATCCGCGCTCTGGTGATGTCGTCCACGTCATAGTCATAACGAAACGCCGCGATATTTTCATTCAGTCGGGAGAGTTTCAAAGTAAAGCCTCCTTATCCGATCAGCATCTTGCGGGTGGGGTCCCGCTTGCTCGTCTTTGCGCCCCAGAGGGCCAGCGCTGCGGCCTCGATGGGGATGCTGTTTTGGCCGCCGAAGCCCCAGCCGCCGCCGATGGGCCGCTTTGTGCTGGTGACGGCGCTGTCCCGCAGCGCCGGCTGTCCGGCGTACCAGGTCACCGTGCGCTGGTTGATGGCGTCGGTGAGCACGCTGACCGCTGCGATCACGTTCCTGGAGCTGGGCCGGATCACCGCGTCTTTGGCCCTCCAGGTGTCTTTGATGTTCTCCACAAGCAGGTCGGCGCCGTTGCGCCCGTCGATTACGACGCAGCTGGCGGCCTTGCTCCTCTCGTTGATCCATTCGGAAAGCCAGGCGATGCCCCGGCCCGTGGGCCGGCGCTCGATCATGGAGACCCGCGCCGGGCCGTCTTGTGGGATGACCGCGCCGCACAGGCACACCTCCGCGCCGTCGGCGCTGAACTTCACGCCGTATGCGGTTTTGCCTTCCGGCTTCGGCGCCTCGCTGCGGCAGGCGTCCCACGCCTCCGCCTGGATGGCGTAGTCCGCCTCTTGAGTCAGGATCGGACTCCACCAGCCGAGCCGTTCCCTGGCAAAGCCGTCCGGGCTCTGGGTGCTCAGTTCTTCCGCCGTGAAGGCCTCCGACAACCGGATGCCCAGCGCCGGGTTGGTGGCGTACCAGATCGTTGTGTCGTCCAGCTTGATGGACTCCACGCTGCCGGCGTCCACGCTCCACTCGTGCCAGGCGTCGTGCGCACCCGGATCTTCGAGACAGGCGGCCCGCCGCCGGCGGAACACCGTGCCCGGTGCCCCGGGGTAGGGCGGGGTGCCGGTATAGATCAGCTGCCGCGTGCCGGTGGCGCTGGCCGCCAGCGTCGCCATAATGGCGTCCACCTGGTCGTCGGTCAACTCCTGGGCCTCATCAAAAATCACTCTGCTCACGCCGTCGAAGCCGCGGGCCCTTTGGCGTGATCTGGTTGAATACTCGATGCCGCCGCCGTTGGTGAGGTAGATGGCCTCCTCGCCGTTGGTATAGCGGATATCTCTCACCGAAGCATAGATTTCCGGGTGTCTCCGGTCGGTGAACATGGCCTCCAGTCGGCGGAAGGATTTCTTCGCGGTGACGACCTGGTGGCTGGTGTGGAGGATCTGCTCCCCCTTCACCAGCAGGCCGTAAAACTCGATCGCCTCCAGGCAGACGTTTTTCCCGTTCTGTCGGGGCACGGCCAGCCCGGCGCTGGTGACAGAATAGGCGCCGGTCTCGTCCCGGCCCAGCCAGCAGTCGATAATGGTCCGCTGCCAGGGGTCCAGGGGGACGCCGTAGGCGGCCATGAGCTGCGCCGCCCCGTCTCCGTCCGTCCGGGACCTGGGCGGCTCCACGGATATCCGCGGCGTCTGACTGCCCGTCATGCGTATTTACTCCGCACTTCGTCCAGGATCGTCAGCTCCGGCACCTTGTCTTCGTCCTCGTCCGGCGCATCGACGGTCGGTCGGCCTTTCAGCCTGGCCAGACCCTTCGGGGTGAGCCCGAAGGCGTCTTTCATGGCGAGGACCTGGCGCCGCAGCGTCATGATGGCGTCGAAGGTCTTGTCGGTGGTGGCAGGGCCCCGGCCGTTTTTCTCCACGGTCCGGTAGCCCTCGTCCTTCCAGCGCTTGGTGAGACGCTGCAGGTCGCGCTCCATGATGCAGAGGGTGTGGACCTCCGGCTCGAAGATTTCGTCATAGATGCCGAGCCGCTGCATCTGCTCGATGTATTTCTGCTCCCTGGTCATTCTGGGCCTCCTGGGCCTCCCTGGCCTCCTGCGCAGGCGCGATCCCTGCGCGATGACCGTGCGCGGCCCGCGCCCGGTCTTTTTCCCGTGCCTTTTCGGGCCCTTCCGTTTTTCCTCGGGGGTTTTTTTCGGCGCTGGGCGGCGATGGGTCGCCAGGGAGGGCCGGGAGGGGTCCTCCCCCTGGGCCTGGTCACCAGGCGCCGTCGCTGAGGCAAGCGGCCTTTGAAACTATCTGCTGCGCAGCCTGCCCGGTCCGGGCGCCCTTGTGGGCGTTACAAATCCAGTGCGCCGGCTGGAGATTATTCCAATCCTCTGCCGCAGCCTCCGGGCTGTCATAGCCGAACTCGCGCCACCTGGACACTGGCCTGATCTCGTCCACCACGAAGCTCAGCGGATGCTGCGCGTCGCTGGGCTCGTCGTAGTGGATGGGCCCGAGCGCCCCGCGGCAAATGCCGCACGGTCCTCCGGCGGCCTTGATCCGGGCCCGGTTTTTTCTGCGGCGATTGCCGTTTGCATATCGCGGGTTATTCATGGCAAAACAAAAAGCCAGCGCCATCGTCCACGTCTTCCGTGGTCAATGGCACTGGCACTCAGGCTCTGGCACTCCGTATGATCCGGTGAAATTTCGCCGGCAGTATTTGCAATAAAGCGGGAAGTTGATCAGCACCGTGTCCGGCCCGACGGCCGTTTCGGTTCGCCTTCCGCATTGCGGGCAGATCGCTCGCCCGTTCTTTGCCTTTATTCTAACCGCCGCCGGCGGCTCTGTCAACTGAAAATTCGGCATTTTCTCACATCCTGTGTCATAAGATATACACAACCCCGAGCGAAAAATGAATTTTATATAAACTTATATATCATTCATTCTTCCGGTGTGGTCTCGGTTTCGGTTTTTCAGGTGCCGGTGGCTCCGGCAGCAGATACAGCAGATAATCAAACCGCCCGTATTCGTTGTCCTTGTGGTCCTGGTCGATGATCTTCGCGCCGGGCGGCGCAGCGACCGTCATCGTGTCCTCCGTAAGGAAGCTCTCCTCCTCCGGTTTTTTCAGGTTCCTCGACGGGACGAAGCCGCGCTTGCCGGGCTTCCGTCCCGGCGCGTCCGGGAAACGCTCCTTTGTCATGTACTGTGCAAGCTCTATCATGTCGTCGCTGTACATGGGGTCGTCGCCCAGGCGCTTGACTTCCACATCGCCGAGCGTCCATAAGCTGGCGATGGTTTCCGGGGCGATGCCGGCCGCACCGATCACAAAGTGATGGTGCAGCCGGCGGGTGCCGTCCTTGTTCAGCGTCTCCGTGTTGTAGACGTACTTCAGCTCCGCCCCGGTCTTTTTCGCCTGGTTGCGCAGGCGTCCCACATACTTCCCGGCCTCCGCCTGCGCCGCCTCCGGTTTCGGCGGGAGATGCTGGTCGTCGTAGGAGAGGCAGACCCAGTAATCGCCCGGCGAAAAGTTGCACAGCAGCGTGAGCTGGAGGTTTTTCCATGAGCTTTTGTGGTTGAGGTATTGCCGGGCGAGGCTGGAATGTCGCTGCTTTGCCTGCCGCGCCCGCGGCGAATCGGACGCCAGCGTTTGGTCGTAAGCCACGACAATGACGAAACGGCCGGCGGTGATCCGCTTGATGCGTCTGGTTTTTGCCATGCGGTAGTGTAATCACTCCTTTTCATACCGCTCAATGAACTGCATCGCCGCCTCGGCGACGCGCCACTTTGCCAGCGGGTAAGGCGTCGCGGCGCACATTTCAAAGAGCTCGTCGATGGTCAGCGCGCCGTTGCTGGCGTCGGCGATCTTTTTCCTGGCGCCGGGTGCGTGGTCGGTGACGAAGGCGATCAGGTGATCATAGATTGCTTTTTTCTCGCCCGATCCTTTGCCGGCGAAGGCGACGGGCGCAGCGCCTTCGCCCTTAAGGGGTCCGGTTGTGTGTGTGTGTCGGCGGGTTCTGACGTGGGCAGTTCCGGCTCCGGCTCTGGCGGCGCTTCCTCGGCGGCGGACGGCGCCGCGTCCGATTCAGACACCAGCTCCAGCTTGTCCGCCTCGATCAGTTCCCGCACCCGCGTCTTGGCGTAAAGCTCCAGGGCGTTTGCAAACGTATCATATTCCAGGTCGATCAACGGCGGCCCAGGTTTTACATGGGCGCGGTAGATCAGCCTGGCGATGGTGGCGCTTTCTGTCATTTTGCGGCCTCCTTCTCAAAGTCTTCGTCGACGATCTCCACCGGGCAGCCAGTGAGGTCCCGCAGGGCGCAGCGGACGTCGTCGGTGGTGCCGCAGGGCCCGCCGGTCTCGAAGCACAGCGCCTTGGCGCAGGCGGTGTTGCGCTCCGGGTCGCATAGGTAGGTCTTGCTCATTTCCGCAGCACCGCCTCGCTCTGCATCCAGGCGGCGGCGTCGACGTTGCAGGTGAAGGTCTCCTCCGGGCACTCGCCGCCGTGCCGCGCCTCGCACCACTCACAGGCGGAGATGATCGGCGGCCTCCGGCCACCGTACTCGAAAACCGTGTCCCAGAGCTTCAGCAGCGAAGCGTCGCTCATGCCGTTGATGCAGTTCAGAATGAATTGGCGGTTGGTGGTCATCGGTCTCAGCCTCGATTCGTTAAACTGTCCAGTGTTTCCTGGCCCATGTACTTGAATTTCCCGGGCGCTTTCGGCAGCGGCATCCAGTGCTCCACGCGCTGGATGCGGACGTTGCCGACGCTCTTTTCCGTGAAGTCCATGAACGCGGCCCGGAAGTAGACCGCCGGGAGGACGACGCGGGACGCGGTGCAGACGAGGCAATATTCGCCTTCGTCCGGATAGCGCTCATCGACGGAGATCCACGCGGGCGCCCACTTTTCCGGCGGCGGCGCCGGTTTCTCCCATTCCTCAATCGCCAGCAGGGCGAGCTGGTCAAACACGTCCGCCCACCGGGCCAGAAATCGTTCGTTGTCCGGCGTCTTAATCTCCAGGCCGTTTTGCTTGCCGTCATATCCGAACATTCTCGGCCCGCTGAAGCCTCTGTTGCGGAAGCCTCGTTTGAGCTGGTCAATAGCTGCCATCCTCGAATTGCATACATTTCGTTTGACTTCGCTGCAAAGCTCTTTGCGAAAATGGTCCCGGATGGCCTCGCGGAGCAGCGCTGTCTCTCTTGCAAGCTGCGCTGCGTACTCCGTCGGGTCAAAATCAGATATGGGGGCGGCGGGTTTTTCTTTCGGCTGTGGCGGATTGCGCAAAAACTCGATGGCGTTCTCGACCTGCCATTGGGCCCAGCTTTCGATTTGCAGCGGAGTGTATTCATATGCCAGCCGGCGCTGGATGTCCGGGTCTTCTTTTGCGATCGTGTATGCGGTGCTGTGATTGATTTTGTTTTCTTCCCATAGGCGCCGCCAGTCAGGCGCCAGCCGTTCCCGGATGACCTTCAGCTCGGCCAGCTTCGTGGCGCTGACCTTGCACGCCTCGGCGACGTGGTCGCGCATCCGGCCCGGGAACTCGTAGCCCTGCTCCTTCAGCTCATAAAGCAGCGTCTCCACGCGCTGGGCCTGGGCGGAGAGATCCGCACTGGACATTTTGCGCGTGTCGGCGTTGGCGTAGATCAGCCGCAGCTCCTGCAGCTCGGGCGAGGCCGCCGCGGGCTCGATGATGCAGGGCGCTTTGGCCCACTTCTCCGGCTCGGATTCGTAAAGCGTCCAGAGCGCGGCGCGGCGCCGGTGTCCGCTGACGATCAGATAGCGCCCCGGCATGGCCGGATTCTCGCGGACGCGCAGCGGATCCAGCAGGCCGATCAGCTCGATATTGGCCGCCAGCTCCTCCACGCCGTCCATCGAGTAAAAGTTGTTCGCGTCGGCATCGATGCTGGCGATGGGCAGCAGCACGATCTGCTCCGGGCCGCGGTCGGGATCGGACACATTTCCCAGCACGCCGGCCAGCGTGTTTCCGAGGTCAAAAGTTTTCCCCATGTCAGCGCACCTCCTCCAGATACTCGGCCACAAACGCACGGTAGTCGCGGCCGGCGGCGGACTGTGGGGAGTACGCCTGCAGCGCCTGGCCGGCGAAAATGCTCTCGGTCACCTTGTCGCTGCGGCGGATCGTCTGGCGGAACACCGGGACGGCGCTGCCGCGCAGCGCGCACTCGCCCTGGATGCAGGCGGCGGTGTTGTGCCACTTGGTGATGAGGGCGCCGGCGACGCGGATCGCGGGCTTGTAAGCGCGCACGCTCTGGATCTGCTTGATCAACGTCGTAAGGCCAATAATCGAAAAGAGATCCGCCTCGGTGGGGATGACAATGTCGTCGGCGGCGTAGATCGCGGCGACGGACGCCGCGGTGAAGCTGGGCGGGCAGTCGATCAGGACGTGATCGAAAGCGTCCACCTCGCCGTCCGGCACGCCGGCGTCGTTCCAGGCGTCGACATTGAGGTTATACAGCAGATCGGAGATCGCCTTGACGCTGACGCTGCCGAATCGCTCGGTGCTGGCGAAGTCGGCGAAGATCAGGTCGATGCTCGCCGGCACCAGCGAGACGCCGGGCACGGCGGTTTCCAGCACATAATCCTCGGCATAGTCGCTGCGGCCTTCGGCGTCGAGGTTGATGAGCTGCGCCAGCGTGTTGTCGACGGTCTTGTCCGGATCGCGGAAGCCGTAAAACTGAGTCGTGTTGCATTGCGGGTCGGCGTCGATCACGAGGACTCGCTTTCCCATTTCGGCGAGGATCGCCGCCATGTTGATGACGGTCGTCGATTTCCCGACGCCGCCCTTGATGTTGATGATTGCCGTTGTCTTCATCGCTTGAATGTCCTTTCTCAGATGATTTTGAACGCTTCCCGGAAGCTGCGCCCGGGGCCTAAGTCATAGCGGAGCGTGTAATAGCGGCGCTCCGGGTGGATGTAAACGACGGTGGCGTCCACGGTCTGCTCTGTCGGCTTCCCGCCGACAGAGGAATCATAGATTTTCAGCTTATGCCGTATTTTGTCGCCGACGGTCAAGGTGCTGCCTCCTTTATTTTGTTCTTTTTAAGACCTCGGAGCTCATTCTATCCAACATTTTGTCGATAACGCATGGGCCGCCTTCAAGGAAGCCGCGGGGCATACAGTATTCGACAACAACAGGTGAGTCGATCTCAAGCACATCGGGGCCGGAGATCATATCATGCCGAAGCGTCAGCCTGTATCGTTCCAGTGGGAAATCGTTCAAAGGCTCTGCGGCGTTGATGGTGCTTTTCTGTTCCATTCTTTCCCGTATCATCTTGCCGGTTCGTTGTAAACTGATGAACTGGGTGCCGTTAATCCAGACGTGATCCTTATCATCCCACCGCAAATTTAAGTTTTCCATTTATGACTTCACCTCCTTCAAAACAGTTTAAGCTGCACATCACCGCTGGGAATAGGCCACCATAATAGCTCTTCCGGCTCTGGAATGTGCCAGTCTTTTGCTCTAATTTGAAAAGCGTCGCCCAGCTGAATCACGTCCGGAAAGTTATAAACCGTCGTTAGCACGGCAGACTCGTCAATTTCCATAGAGTAGTACTTTGCAATGTGCCCCCCCAGCTTGTCCAGCGCAATGTGTCCGCAGCCCATGCCGTCATACATAGACAGCACCACCAGCTCGTCCTTGCGGATCTCCGGGATATAGCTTAAAATGTGGGCGATTACATCCACCGTCCAGCCGTTCCCCAGCATCTTGTAGGCCTGGGTGTCGCTTACCGGGAACTCGTACCACTCAGGCACGGTCTGGATGCGTTTGCACTCGGTCACGGACAGCTTTCTTATGGCATATAGACCATCGGGCAGCTTTGTAGGGTATTGTTTTCCTTTGATAGAAATCTTCCCGTGTTGTACCTGATACGTTGACTCTTTCCGGCTTTTGTCTTCTTGGCTTTCTATGACCATGCGGCTTTGATGCCCGGATGCCGTTATGGCATTGGCTTTTCCGTCGTCCCTGGTCTCAAAATTGGCCCCATCTTCACGGCCTCGCATCGCAGCACCCATCGGAATGGCATATAAGCCTGTAACAGCCCCTACGCCTCCCGCGGCGCTCTTTATGGTGACGGCTTTGGCGTCAGATGAATATACTCGATATGCAGCACCGTCATTTTTCTGCATTTCTGCCGACCCGTCATTTTGTTTGGGAAATGTAGCAACTCGAATGGGCTTATAAACGCATTGTCCGCCAAATCGTCCGTTTGTTTCTATGTGGCGTTCCATATCCGCTTGTCCATGCCTGTTTATGTCAGAGGCCCGCAAAGTATAGCTTTTTTCCCTCCAACACGTACCGTTTTCCAGTACGTCACGCAAAAGAATTTTGCGATCCTCAGGCATCTGCACGCCCGGTATGTTCGTCCAGTAAAGCCGCTGGCGGCTCTGCGCGGAGACCAAAGCGGAGTCGATCATAATGGGCTCAACCCCAAGCTCCTTTGTGATGTGCTTTCGGATGACCTTTGGCATTGATTTGTTGTTTTCATAGAGAAAATAGTCTGGATAAAACTTGTCCCGTGCGATCAGGTAATTTCTGAAAAGCTCCCAGCCGATGCCCTCTGCTTCGGTCTCTCTGTTTTTGGTCTGTGCAATACTCCAGTAGGTGCAGGGGCTTCCGCCTATCAAAAGTTTAATCATTTCGCTTCATGTCGTCGATTGCAGTCTGGGTGTAATCCCGGCCGCGGCGCTCGGCGTCGTGGCGCTTGCGCTGCTCTTTTTCCTGCTGCCGCTTCACGTCGGCCTCATGCTCGGCGCGGATGGCGTCCATCTCGTCCCGGTCCAGTGGCCTCTTTTTCTTCATCATCTCCGTCCAGACGTGATAGTCAAAGGGCGATGGCGCGGAGAAGCGCTGCCGGCTTCCGTCGAAGTCGATATAAAACCGATCGCTGCGCCCGCTTCGGTTTTTCCCGATATCCAGCACCCGGAAGCGCGGCGCCTGGCGGCGCAGGGGCGCGTGGATGAAGATCACGGCGTCCGCGTCCTGCTCGATCTGACCGGACTCGCGCAGGCTGGTGAGCTGCGGCACCGGGACCCACTCGCCGCGGTCCTCGCTGCGGCTGAGCTGCGACATGGCCATGACGACGATCTCCAGATTGTGCGCCAGCGTTTGCAGGCCGCGGGAAACGTCGGTGACCGTCGTGTAGCGGTCGCTTTTGCGCTGAGGCGGCGCGTTGACCTGCTGGAGGTAGTCCACAAAGATCACCTCGTAGCCGCGCTGAAGCACTTTCGCCCGGATGTCGTCAACGGTCATGCCCGCCGCCTTTTCGTAGGTCAGCCGCGCCTTGAACAGCTCGCCGGCGGCGCGGCCCGTGGCGGTCATCTCCTCCGGCGACAGATCCATCGCCTGGACGTGGGCGAAGTCCACGTCGCCCACCATTGCCAGCAGGCGCGTCTGAAACTCGCGCTTCGTCATCTCGAAGCTGAAATAGCCCACTTCGTGACTCTGCGCCATGTGCCAGGCGAGCTGCAGCGCCAGGGCGCTCTTGCCGTGGCTGGTGTAGCCGGCGAGGATGTGCATATTGCCGCGCACGGTGGGGATCGCGTTGTCCAGACAGGCGATGCCGCAGGTGATGAACTCCGGCTTGCGCTGGGCGTTGATGGCGTTGATCCAGTCGGCGGCGAGCTCCATGGCGGTGATGCTGGTCTGCTCGGCGGTCTCCAGCGAGATGGCGGCGGCCTTTTGCAGCTGCTCCCGCGCTTCGGCCAGCGTCACCGACGCGGCCAGGGCGCCGCCCGCTTCCCGCAGCAGCCGAAGGCGGCTCTGCTCTTTGCAGGCTTTGATGTACGCCTGGACGTTTGCCGAGGTCGGCGTGGCGTCCATCAGCGCCTTTGCCGTTTCGCGGTAGTCCGGGCCGATGCGGGCGAGGACCACCACGGGGTCGATGGGCGTCTGCTCGGCGGTCAGATCGCGGAAGGCCTCGAAGAAGCGGAGGCAGGCGCCGTTGAAGTCCTCGGGCCGCATCTCGGCGAGGATCAGCGGCACGCAGCCGGCGTCAATGAGGCCGCTGCCGATGACGGCGGCCTGGGCCTGGCCCCATTCTACTGCCACGCGCTCACCTCCGGCTCATAGCTGGGCGCGGCGCCGCGTCTCGAAGCCGAAGCGGCGGACTTTTCAAGGTCGTCCTCCCAGCGCCGGTATCGAAGCCAGCGCACGGCGTACTGAAAAGCGTAATGGTCGTGGTCGTCCGGAAGGGAAAGCGTCGCTTTCTGACGGGCCAGCGCCGTGGACATCTTGTGCATCAGCTGGCGGTCGGGCTTGAGCTTGTCCCATTCCCGGACGGCGCCCTGGCGGTCTTCTCCGCGGGGGTACGCTTTCCAGAAGCGCTCGAACATTTCCGGCTCATAATTCGGCACGGATTTCTCGCGCCGCCCCCTGGGGGGCTTATGGGGGGAATCTAGTTGATTCGTTTCTAGTTGATTCTTTTCTTGTGGCTGGTTTTCCGTGTACGGGTCATCCGTGTACACAAAACGTGTACACGGTGCGCCCTCCTCCTGGGGCGTGTCGTAAAAAACGTAGTGCGTATGGCCGAAGCCGCCGTCGGCGTTGTGCTCCTGGACGCGGCTGCGGCGAAGATAGCCCAGCTCCTCCAGCTCGTCCAGCGCCCGGATGATCGCGGTGCGCCCATCCTTGCAGATCGCGTCCAGGCCGCGGATGGAAAACGTCCAGGTCTCGGGGTCGAGGCTGAGGCACAGGCACAAAAGGCCCAGCGATTTCAGACTGAGGCGCTTGTCCTTGAATATCTCGTTATTGATCCGTGAAAAAGGATCAGCCGTTTTTTTGGTCTCAAAAGTGTCGCTCGTCTTCATCACCTTCTTGTGGGGATGGCGAAGCACACGCAAAAATTGCGTGCGCTTCGGCGATTTCGATTTTTTCTTGACAGTGCAAGGGGAAAATGCTATCATACTAGTGTCTTCATCGCTTCGGCGATACAGGGCCTTCAAGTGTTCCAGCACTTGGGGGCCCGCTTTTTTTATCGCCGGCGCGGCGGTCAGAACGCGAGGGCGGCGTCCAGCAGGGCGGCAAAATGCTCGCAGCCGAGCGCCAGCACGATCCCGACCGAGACCACAGCGGCAAAGCCGCTGACGGTGCGGGCGATTTTCACGGGGTGACCTCCTTCCTTTGATCTTTTTCGTGACGCCACGAAAATGGTCTGTTTCCCTACATACTCGCAGGGTATGGAGGGCGGGGCCGGAGTTGAACCGGCCTGTGCGGGCTTGGCATCCCGCAGCCGAACTGCGCCGCCCGTATGACCCGCCGCCGAAGGCGAAGGATAGCCAACATCAGAAGACGGCGGGAGATCCGCTTGACCCGCGGCGGTGCAGCCCACTCACCCAGGGCTGCCAGGGTGTTGAAGATTGAGAGTCGGGCGCAGGAGTTCATGCACTCCTTTGCTCGATATAGGTCCCCCTGCCGGTGACCGGGCCGTGCGGAGGTAATGAAGCACGGGGCGCTGCTTACGGGGGTGCGCCAAAACACAGAAGAAAGGAGAAAAGGCCCCGGGCGCGTTATGGGTACCGCGTCCGGCTGTGCGGCGTGATTCCGGCGCCGCGCAGGGAAAGAAAGATGAGAGGCGCAGCTGCGCCTTGCGGAGCCGCCGATGCCCTCGACGGCCCAGGAGGGTCAATACCGGATGGCGGCCCGGAGGTCCTCGATGGGGATGTGCAGGCCGCGGCAGATGGAGATCAGCTCGGAGACGGTCAGGTCGCCGGGGTAGTTTAGGCGGGCGCGGGCAGTATTCTCGCTGCACCCGAGGATCGCGGCCACGTCCGCCGCGGGATTGTGCCGGAGGCCCAGAAAGCCGATGATGAGCCGGCCCAGCTGCGCGTGGGGCACTTCGCGCTTGCAAAGGTTAGTCCTGGGCATCAGCCGCCGCCTCCTTCCGCAACTTTGACTTGGATGGCGGCGCGGATCACCGCGTCCAGGCGGGCGGTGATCTGTGCCCACGCGGCGGCCTCAATGGTCGTGACTTTGCCGTCCGCCGCGATGTCCAGCAGGTCGCCGTGATAATCACCGAAGTCTTTGATCGCGCAAAGCAGCTGCACCACCGCCTGCGGCAGCGGGAGCTGGTCCACTTCCGGGAGCGTGTCGGCGGCCAGGGCGGACTTGTTGCACAGGTGCCAGTAGGCGAGGGGCGAGAGGCCGCTGATCTCCGCCATGGCGCGCACCGTCTCGTCCGCCGGGACGACGGCGCCGGTCTCATAGCCGCGGATGCTGTCCACGGAGACGCCCACGGACTCGGCCCAGCGTTCCTGCGTCAGACCCGCAACTTTGCGCGCGGTTTTGTAGATATTTCGCTGATGGTGTTCCATTGTCTTCATCGCCTTTGTCAGTTAAGATTTCGTTGGGGGCGTGTCCGCGCCGTAGAGATCCTCGATCTTGCATTTGAGGACCTTTGCGATCCGCGGGAGCTTCTCGGCGCTGGGGTAATTGCCGGGCTTCTCCATCTTCAAAACGGCAGCTGTTGTGACGCCGATTGAACGGGCGAACTCATTCGGCCCGATGCCACGCGACTGGCGCAGCGTTTTGATGCGTTCCGTGGTGTCACCTCCCTTGACACTCAGTTTTCGGTGTGGTAGATTACTTCTAGTAAGCGTTTGACGATCTCCGTGAGGCCGTCGGCGCTTACTGTTGGTATTATGATAAATCGCCGATTGACGAAAAGCAAGAGGAAAAATCGTTTTTTTCGGATTTCGTTTCTTTTGACATATCCCTATACACTTAAAAAAGGATTTGGTGAAAGTGGACAAAGAAACGCTGATTTTTAACATACAGAAATACTGCGATGCGCGGAATACGAAGCCGACGCCGGCTTGTATTGCTGCTGGTGTCGGACACTCTTTTTTGACGGATATCAAGCGGGATAAGATGCCTTCCGTCGAAAAAGTGGCCACGCTCGCGGCATACCTCGGCGTGTCGGTTTCCGACCTGGTGGGCGACGCGAAAACGCCCGCCGATCTGGCGCCGCTGGCCGACGCCTGGGCGGAGCTGAGCGACGAGGGCCGCGCCAGGCTGGTCGAGTACGCGGAGGACCTGGTTGCCGGAGGCCGATATATAAAAAATCATCCCGATCGGGTACAAAAGGAGGCGTGACCCGTGGCCAAAAAGAAACTGATTCCGGGGCTGTCGTTTTCCTGGAAGCGCGCCCTGGGGATCACAAAGGCAAAGAGATCTGTCGCTAAGGCGACAGGCATCCCGACGACGAAGTCCGGGCGGCGTCAGAAGGTCGGCCGGATGTTTCGAATCAAATAAGCTATGAGAAGGAAATGGATCTGGATCGTCGCCGCCATCGTCGTGTTCCTCGGCATCGGCGCGGTCAAAAGCAATCAGGACAAAAAGGCGGCGGAAGAAAGCCGCAGCATGGTGGCGGCGACTGTGGAGACCGTCGCGCCTACGGCCACGCCGAAGCCCACCGCGAAGCCCACGGCCACGCCGGCGCCGAAGCCGGAGCCGACGCCGGAGCTGACGGTGATCGAGGCCGCGCCGGTGGTCACGGAGGCGCCGGTCACGCGCTCGGCGGAGCGCACGTGGGTTTTGAATACCAACACCGGGAAGTTTCACATCCCGTCGTGCTCCAGCGTCAGCCAAATGAAGGACACAAACAAGCTGGAGTTTACCGGCACGCGGGAAGACGTCATTGCAATGGGCTATCAGCCCTGCGGGAAGTGTCATCCATGAAGATCCCGACGCCGCGGCAGCTCCCCAGCGGGAGTTGGTTTATTCAGATGCGCCTCGGCGGTCAGAGCGTGCCGGTCACAGAGCGCACAAAGGCGGACTGCGTTAAAACGGCGCAGCTGCTGAAGGCGCAGTATATGGCCGAGCGTGAACGGCCAAAGGGGCGCAACACCCAGCGGACCGTCGGCGAGCTGGTGGACGACTATATCAAAAAATACGCCCCGGTGCTGTCGCCTGCGACAATCCGGGGTTATGAGACGATCCGGCGGAATCGGTTTCAGTCCGTCATGGGCCTGTATCCAACGAAGGTCACAAGCTGGCAGAAGGTCATAAACGACGAGCTGCGGGCCGTTTCCGAAAAGACGGTGGCCAACGCCTGGGGCCTCGTTTCGGCGGCGCTGCGGGACGCGAAAATCAGCGTCCCGGAGGTGAAGCTGGCCGCGGTGCCGGAGACGGACTTGCCGTTTCTGGAGCCGGAGGAGATCCCGCTGTTTCTGGAGGCGGTGCGCGGTGATCCGTGCGAGCTGGAGATTTTGCTGGAGCTGCACGGACTCCGCAACTCGGAGGCGCGAAAGGTCGTGAAGGGCAATCAGATCGACCTGAAGCATCGGGTCATCAACGTCCAGGGCGCCATCGTGCGCGGCAGCGAGGGATTTGTCGAGAAGAAAACCAACAAAAGCAAGAAAAGCGCCCGCCAGGTGCAGATTTTGATTCCGCGGCTGGAGGATCTGGCGCGGGAATATGCCCGACGCGGAGAAGCGCCGCCGATGCACGGGCCCACAATGATCCTCGATCACGTTCACCAGGCCTGTGAACGCGCCGGCGTCACCGATGTTTCAAACCACGACCTTCGGCGGACTTTTGCGTCCCTGGGGTACAGCTGCGGTATTTCGGAGCGCGTGTTGATGGAGATGGGCGGGTGGAGCGATCCCGGGACGGTGCACCGCGTTTATTTGAAGCTGGCACAGCGCGACAAAAAGGGCGCCGTGGCGGCCCTGCGCGCTTTCTACGCCCCGCAGGACGACGCAACGAGGATACGGGAGGCCCTGGAAGTCCTGGAGGGCCTGTGCGAAAGATACGGCGACCTGGAGGCCCTTCATCCAGTGCTTCATGAGGCCGAAAAAATACTTAATGCTAATGTCGCCAAGAGGTGAAAAGCCGAAAGCGTTGAAAACAGGCCACTTTATAAGCTGCTCTGCGGGTTCGACTCCCGCCTCGCGCACCATGCTAAAAAAGCCTTGCAATCGTTGAGATTGCAAGGCTTTTTCGTTGGTACTGATTGAAAACAGGCGCGAAAACCAGCGCAAGAATTTGAGCTGGAGCGCATGAAAACGCGCTGTGAAGAAATCAGTTGCGTTAAAAATGCTAACGAAAAAACGCTAACTTCGTCCGTCTCCAAAAACCGGGTCAGGCGTACTTTTTGTAATTGCTGTGGATGTCGTCCTTTTTGCGGTAGGTGTAGGTGAGCGTCGTGTCGAGCTTGTCATGCCCGAGGACCGACGCCACATCCTGGATCGGCATCCCGTGGCCGATGAGATTGGTGGCCAGTGTGCGGCGGAAGCGGTGCGGGTGAACGTCGGCGACGCCGGCGCGTTCCGCGGCGGCGTGCAGCATCTTTCGGACGGCGTTGGGCTTGATCCGGTCGGAGCAGCGGCCCGCAAACAGCGCCGGAGAGCTGTCCGTGCGCTCGGCCAAATAGCGGCGCAGGTGCAGCATGGCGATATCGGTCAGGAACACGGTGCGCTCTTTGTTTCCCTTCCCGAGGACGATGACCTCGCCGCGCTCAAAGTCGATGTCGGCGCGGTCCAGGCCGCACATCTCGCTGACGCGGCAGCCGGTGGCAAGCAAAAAGTCCATGATCGCCCTGTTGCGGGTGGTCGTGCAGGCTTCGCGCAGCTGCTCCAGTTCCACGTCGGAATACGGAAGCCGCACCACCTTCGCGCACTTGATCGGCGCCAGGTTCGCGCAGGGATTCAGCGGAAGCAGCCCTTCGTTGTGCAGCCAGGAGAAAAACGAACAGTAAATGCTCCGCATCCCTTCCAGCGTCTTGTCCGCAAGGCCCGCGGACTTCTGGTCCGCCAGGTATTTGCGCAGGTGGTACACGGTCAGGTGGCGGACCGGAACGTCCGCGGCCTCGATCAGCCTCTTGATGCGGTAGCGGTACAGCTTTAGCGTTTTCTCGCTGCGGCCCTCGACCCTTTTTGCGTCTATGAAGGCTTCAAGAAAATCTTCTGAGTCCGCGTCCGTTTTCCCTTCCTCCACGGTCTCCACCTCAAACTGCGCCAGGGCTTCGTTCAGCCGGTCCTGGACGGTTTCCAGGTCGGCCGCGGTCAGGTCCCGACACAACTGCGCGCTGACGGTCTTGATGAGATATTGCTTTGCTGTGATCGACATACACAGTCACCTCCACCGGTATAATACACCTTTTGTGGTGTATATGTCAACACCGAAAAAGGTGTTGACGGCAGCGGCGATATGTGATAACGTCTGTTTTTAAGGAGGGATGCGCGTGATCGTCTATGTGGACATTCTGGAAAAGCTGGCCGCGAAGGGCTGGACGTCATACCGGCTGCGGAAGGAAAAGGTGCTGCCGGAAAGCGTGCTGTCGCGGATCCGGCACGGGCTGCCGATCACGACGGACACCGTCGGGAAGATCTGCGAGCTGCTGGATTGCCAGCCGGCGGATATACTGAAATGGAAACCGGGCGATTGATCGCCCGGTTTCTCATTTGGTCAGGCGTCGGGAGGCTGGCCGCTTGTCTCCTCCGCATTAAAGGGCGGCGGGAGAGATCCGTCGACGCCAAACATTGCATAGGAGTTCGCGGCGTCGGCGCTCGCTTCGGCCTGATCGGCGGCGCCGGCCATCGCCGCAGCGGCCAGCGCGGCGGTCACGGCGTCCGGGGCGGCCTGGGCGGCCTCCGGCTGCGCCGGGATGTCGCCGGCGTGGGTCTCGCCGGTCTTTTCCGCGCTCTTTTTCAGCTTCTTCACCACGGCCACCAAAAAGGCCGGCAGCGGGACGCCGATCTCGCTGAGGTTTTCCAGAATTGATAAACATTCATTAAGTATCAGCCAAATGGTCACAAGCAGGCCGAACACGTGAAAATTGCCGACCTCCATGCCGGCGCCGGCCGCGGCGGTCTGCACCACATAATCGACCACGATGGCGACGGCGACGGCGAACAGGTAGCCGATCTTTTTCACGATTCCGACGATGCCGGCGCGGGAACTCAGCTCGCTGTTGACCCACGCGGCGGCCATGCCTGTGATGTAGTCGGCGACCATCACAATGGCCAGAATGATAAGGGGACCGACGAGCTGGTGGAAGTACAGCGCGGCGCCGGTGAAGATCACGGTAACAAAGCCCTTGATCGCAAAGTCTTTCATTTGTCTGTCCTCCTTAATCCGTCAGCAGGCCGCTGGCGGTTTTGTCGTCGTCCGGGCCGTGGAGCTTGTACAGGGCCGCGGAGAGCTCGCCCCAGGTCACGGGGCTGTCGGCGGTCACTTCGCCGCACAGGCCGCAATTTTTGGCCCACAGCAGCGGCGTGGGCTTCGGGACCGGCTGCTGGCTGTACTCATAGATCGCGCTTCCGTCGTCCTCCTCGTAGACCTTTGGGAGGTGATTCAGCCCGGCGGCGCGGATCACGGAGGCAAAGTCCCGGTACGCCTCGTTGGTGTCCACCGCGGCGATGTTGCCGTCTTTGTCCCGGGCGGTGATGCCGGGAATGATGGAGCCGCCCCACTGCCAGATCTGCGCGTCAGGCCGCGGCGGCTTTGTCACGTCCGGGGTGCCGCCGGGCCACTGGGCCAGCCAGAGGCCGAAGCGCTGCGGGACGTCCGGCGTGAAATACCGGCTCAGGAAGTCCGGGTTGGCGTAGTTCAGGCACCAGTAGCCGCCGGCCTCGACGGTCTCACAGAAGGCGTAGACCATCTGCGTCGCCAGGGAGCGCGTCACGGTGACGCCGCGCTTCGCGGCGCTGGTCACGCTGTCGTACTCGAAGTCGAAGCACAGCGGCAGCTCCATCCGGTAGGGCTTCACCGCGGCCAGCAAATACTCCGCCTCCCGCTTCGCCGTCTCCGGCGTCCAGGCGTAGGAAAACCAGTAGGCGCCGCAGGGGATGCCCAGGCGGTTGCACTCGGCGGCGTTGCGGGCGAACTGCGGGTCGATGTTGTTCTGGCCGTAGCCGGCGCGGAGGATCGCGCCGTCGATGTTTCCTTTTACGGTCTCCCAGTCGATGACGCCCTGCCATTGGGAGACGTCGATTAATTTCATTGCTTCGTCCCTCCTCGGGTGGTGTAAAGTGCTTATTTTCGTTACTTGACTACCAAATGCTTTTTGCCGGATTTGTCACAGCAAAAGATTGGTAAATCAGCATTTTCTTACTTGACTGGTATGTTGCTTATAACAGCAATTCGACCATAATCACTCGATAACACGGGCCGACATCTTCTTCAAATTCTCGCGTTGCACTGAAAATGTTTTGGGCATACAAAGTGCGAAATTCAAAGCCGCCGGACGGGTTAATGATTTTGGCTTGATACAAGTGTTTCATAGTGGCCTTTGTTATACCTCGGCGGTAGGCTGGGCCTTGGAAATGAACTCCTTATAGCCGCCGTTGGGGCCGCCGACCACATCAAGGTTGGTGTCAACAATCATGACGCAGGCTTTCTGAACGTCACTTGCGTTCCACAGGGCGGCGCAGAGATTATGAAAAGAGACGAAGGCGCTGGAGGGTTCGGTGATTCCCTCGGCGGCGATAGAATAGTTGCCGTTGACGACTTGGATGATTGCGTATGTCATGGGGTTGTCCTCCTTGTTGTATGCAATTCTTTTATGCTCACGTTACACAACTGTAATTTGAGGGTTTGAAGCGGGATTATCTAAATGCAGAAATGCCATATCTACATAAACAACAACCGATGAAGTATTATTGTTGGCGATATCAAAGCCGATTGTGTTATCAGAAACGGTTGCGCTAATATTTGACGCACTTTTGAGAGTAGTAATATAGGAACGAGGAGCCCCACCATACTCATACCCATCCGCCAAATACCACGCCTGTGAATTTAGCCCTCTTCCTACCACGGAAATGATGCCTGTCCATCTTTCATTTGTAGCAAATCTAACTTGCAGTGTTTGTC